AGTATTCCATCACAGGGACCAACCTACCTCAGATTCAATACAGCCCCTCAGAGAGGCTCTCAGCGAGGCTGACGTGCTAGTGGCACACAATGCTAAGTTCGACTGCATGTGGCTACGGGAGATGGGCCTGACGCTACCCCCGACCGTGCGCTGCACGATGATCAACGAGCATATACTATCCAAGGGCCAGCGGCGTCAGCTATCCCTGAAGGAGACTGCCAAGCGTCGCTACGTAAGTCTGAAGAAGTCGGACCTTATCGACGACCTGTTCAAGGGTGGGACGGGCTTTGAGGAGATGCCACTAGCTACGGTACTAGAGTACGCCGAGGCCGACGTAGTGTCTTGCGGGGAGGTCTATGAGTCACAGCTAGTAGAGTTGGCTAGGGGGGAGAACCAATCGCTAGATAACATCGTCGTACTGATGAATGAGATGCTATTCTTCCTGCTAGAGATTGAGTCTAATGGCGTACACGTTGACCTGCCCGCCTTAGAGGCCGTTAAGGTAGAACTAGAGAGGGAGCATAGCCAACTAACTAGGCGCCTTGTAGACATCACCGAGCAGGTAATGGGCGACACTCCTATTAATCTTAATAGTGGTGCAGATATGACACAGGTTATATATTCCCGTAAGGTAACCGACCGACCCGACCACATACGCATCTGGAACATTGGCGTAGACGCTCGGGGTAAGTCCCTCTACCCGCCCCGCATGAACAAGACGCAGTTTGCTGCGGCAGTGCGTACCACCACTAAGATAGTTAAGCGTACTGACGCCGTATGTTGCCCCGACTGCAATGGCCGTGGCACCATACAGAAGTACAAGGTGGTGACCCGACAGCGGTTGGGCAAGAAGTACAGAGTGCAGGGGGACCCCTACAAGAACCCCAGTAAGTGTAAGACCTGCGTGGGCAAGGGCGCACTGTACGTAGAGAACGGTAAGGTGGCGGGCCTACGGCTAAACCCCATTGGCCCTAGCTACGCATCCGTCAATGGCTTTAAGACAGACAAGCACACTATTAAGTTTCTAGTGTCGCAGGCCACCGATAAGGGTAACGACCTAGCGGTAGAGTTCCTTACTAAACTCACCCGCCTGAACGCCCTGAGTACCTACCTCGACAGCTTTGTTAAGGGCATCCAGACTTGGACACGCCACGATAACATCCTGCACAGTAACTTTAACCAGTGCATCACGGCCACGGGCCGCCTGTCCTCCTCTAACCCTAACTTCCAAAACCAGCCTAAGAGGGGCTTCCCAGTTAGGGCGGCGGTCACTAGTCGGTTTGATGGGGGTCAGATCCTAGAGGCAGACTTCAGTGGTCTGGAGTTCCGTGTGGCGGGGGAACTGTCTCGGGACCCGCAGATCATCATGGACATTAAGAATGGCACTGACATCCACTCACAGACGGCATCTATTATTAACAGGTGTAGCGTAGAGTCTGTCAGCAAGGACATGCGGCAGGCCGCTAAGGCCTACACCTTCGCCCCACTCTATGGTGGGATGGGGGCGGGAGAACCCCACCACGTACAAAACTACTTCAAGCAGTTCTTTGAGATCTACAAGGGTCTGGGCGGATACCAGAAGCGTCTGATGGACGGCGTTATCCGAAACGGGATTGTCCAGACGCCCTCGGGCCGTCAATACTTTTGGCCGGGGGCCAAGAGACTGAGCAGCGGGCGTTGTACTAATGCCACACAAGTAGTGAACTACCCCGTTCAGGGGTTTGCTACGGGGGACCTAGTGCCTCTGGCCTGCATCCGTGCGCAGCGTCTATTCCGAGAGGCTAAAGTTAAGTCTCTCTTAATACTTACGGTGCATGATAGCATAGTTGTGGACTGTTTTCCTGACGAACAGGACACCGTGTGCCGTCTCTTAAGTGAGGCCATGGTAGGAATAACTAGTGAGGCCCACACTCGGTGGGGCTACGACTCCGTACTTCCCTTAGACATAGAGATAAGTGGCGGTACTAATTGGTTAGATCAACATCAATTAAGTGTTGACTACGCCACCTAGCAATGCCATAATGTCCTCCTAAATATAGGCAAGGATTATTGCATGACAAATATAGTTACTACTGACGGCTTCGATCTATCCGCCCTAGCATCTGAAATGGGTGCTAAGGCGGATACTAAAAAGGCAGGCATATTGCCCGTCTTAAAGAATAACCGCCGTCTTAAAGACAAGGATAAAAAGAGCCTGCCGATGGGTGCATTTTACCTATCGGGTGTGGACGGTCCCGAGGCATACGTCGCCAGTGAGGCAAGCAAGCCAGCGGTTAAGTTCCGCCCGCTATCTCATCACTTCCAGTACAATCACTACGACGCCGACGAAGAGAAATTCGTTAGCTGGTCTAGGCAGATTGCTAACTTCTCTGAGGAGGCCCGCTCTACTAACGGTCTACTGCGCTGCGGTAAGCCTAATGGTCAGGGCATGGCTCAACTCTCTAAGGAGGAGAAGGCTAAGTGGAGGGCAGTTAAGAACACTCGCCTGATACGTGGTCTGGTTAGCTACGAGGGTACTACGGTGGACGGTGAGAAGATCGTCTATAAAAATGAGCCGTGTCTGGTTAAACTTACGGGCCAGAACAACTTCGCCTCTACGGCTAAGGGTATCTACGCCCGCTTCGATGCTCAATTCCGTGACATCATACCTCACGGCTACGAGATGTGGAACTACGAGTTAGATGTGACCTCCGAGGACCACGCATCGGACGACGGCAGTATCTTCTGGTACACTATGGAGTGGGGATTTAACCCCAAGGAGCCTCTGGCAGTTACTCAGGAGATCTACGATAGCATTGTAGCGGTAGCCGAGATGATACGGGCCGAGAATGCCGAGGTAGACGCCCTGTACAGCAAGGCTCTCATGGAAAAGGCAAGTATGGATTCGCCCGACGTACAGGCGGCCCTAGAGGCTTTGGGTGATGACCTCGAAGCAGACTTCGAAGCAGCCTGATGCTTGAGGTATCGATCAAACACGCCCTCGAGTGCCTTAGTAATAATGAGATTGATAGTCTCAATATCAACGAGGCAGATCTCGAGGCGTGGATCGACGAAGCTGGAGAGGGGTTCAAGGCCTCTCTTCGGCGTCAGCTTACTAGGAAGACCGAGGCCCCCCGCTTACGCATGAGCAACATCGGTCGTCCTACGTGTCAATTACAGATGGCTATGAGTGGCGAGAGGGAAGTTAGGAAGCCCTATAATTTTATAGTGAGAATGATCCACGGTGACGTAATAGAGTCAGTCCTAGAGGTGCTACTTAAGATAGCCAAGACTAACATCACCGCAATGAAATCCAAGGGCGAGCTTACCATATCCGACACCCCTATCAGGGGCGAGGACGATCTTCACATAGACGATAGGGTCTGGGACATTAAGTCCTGCTCCCCGTGGGCGTTCATTAACAAGTGGTCTAAGGGCTACTCCGCTCTAAGGGAGGGCGACAGCTTTGGGTACTTGGGTCAGCTATACGGCTACTCTGAGGCGCAGGGCAAGGAACCCGGTGGTTGGGTAGTTGTAGATAAATCCAGTGGCGAGATAGCCGTAGTGGACGCCGAGATGGACGACGCCGAGAAGGCCCGTCTTAAGGCTGACATAACTACTACAGTTAAAGCCATTGAGGACGATCTACCATTTAAGCGGTGCTTTGAGCCGATAGATGACAAGTTTGGTAAGAACCTTACGGGCCTCAAGCGTCTGGGTACGGAGTGTGGCTTTTGCGACTACGTCAATAAGTGTTGGCCCGAAGCAAAATACCAGCCCCACCCCCACAGCAAGGCCGCCAAGCCGCCTCACTACTGGTTCGTAGAATGAAGCCCTCGTCTGCAAAGGCCAAGGGCCGTACCTTTCAGCAGTGGGTCAGGGACAGGATACTAGCTACCTTCCCCGCCCTAGAGCTAGATGATGTGCGGTCTACGTCGATGGGGGCGGGCGGCGAGGATCTACAGCTATCGCCAGCGGCTCGTCGGGACTTTCCCTACAGTGTGGAGTGCAAGGCTAACAAGTCCTTTGCCGTCTACAAAATCATGGAACAGGCCACGGCCAATGCTCCTGACGGGTCTGAACCGATAGCCTTTATTAAGGGTGACAGGCGGAAGCCACTGGCTGTCATCGATGCCACCGCATTCTTTAACCTAATTAGGAAAAACCATGAAAACACCTAAGCTACCACCCAACTCCTTCCAGCTATCTCTGGAGGTACTGGACGACGAAGACGTGAACATTAAGATGGCCCATACCTTTGGTGAGGACAGCGGAGAGTTAGACGAGGTAGGCGATTTCTACACGTCAGTCCTGTTTGGGCTTCAGTATCACCTTGCCAACAATCCCGAAATGCTGGCCCGCATGGGAGATATGTTGATCTACACCAAGATGCTTGAGGACGAGGCCGAGGGTATTGCATTTGAGCCTGCGGAAGAATTGCGGGACGCTATGGCCGATAAGAAGGTAGTAGACATCAAGACGAGGATGAACTGATGGCGGATATGGTTAACTCCCCGCCCCACTATAACAACGGCGACATAGAGGCCATTGAGGCTATCCGTGCGGCACTAGGGTCGGAAGGCTTTAAGGCCTACTGCCGTGGCACCGCAATTAAGTATCTCTGGCGGATGCCCCACAAGGGCAACGAGGGCCAAGATGCACAGAAGGCGATCTGGTATCTCAATAGATACCTAGACGAACTCTAATGAAACGCCGAAGGCCCCGACTGACGGTTAAGCGTCGGGACCCTTCATCCTTCCTAAAATCTTTGGGCGCACTGCGCACTAGAACCTACGCAGACCGCCGTAAGAAAACGGGCCGCAAGGTTAAGCATAAGAAAGCTGACGATGAGTAAGGCAGACTACAAAATCTCTTTAGTATCTAAGGCAGCGTGTGTACCTCTCCTACAGAAGTACCACTACCTGTCTAAGATCTCTAAGGGGTTCAAGAGCGGTTGCAATGTGGGCCTGTATAAGGGCGAGACGCTAGTCGGTGTATGTATATTCACTGGCTGGCCTGTCCCCGAGTTGCTTCAGGGTTGCTTTGGACTTCCCCGTACGGAGCAGGAGGGCTTCTGGGAGCTATCACGGCTAGTGCTATCTCCTACCGTCCAGAGTGAGGAGCATAACCTTGCAAGTTGGTTTGTGAGCAGGGCCGTCCGTCTGTTGCGGGCTAACTACACGGTACGTTCAGTCCTGTCATACGCTGACGAGGGCTTTCACGAAGGCACAGTCTACGCTGCGTCTAACTTTTCCTACTACGGCCTATCCGCAGTCAAAAAAGACTTCTGGATAGAGCAGCCCGATCACACCTTCGTTAAGCACAGCCGTGGGCCTGTGAAGGGTCTCTCTGGTGAGTGGAGACCACGAAACCGAAAGCACCGCTTTCTACTCACCTACGACACTAGCCTCTCCTGCAAGTGGCAGGAGGAACCATGGAAACCCCTAATAAGAGAAGACGTTATGGACTTTAAGAAATACCAAGAGCAATCCCGAGAGTTTGCAATCTACGATAAAAAATACTCCAAGACATATCCACTAATAGCCCTGATGGGTGAGTTAGGTGAGGTAGCTAGTAAATTCTCCAAGGTCCAGAGGGATAACGACGGCAACCTACCGTCTAATTGGATTGATGACATGACACTGGAGGGCGGGGATATACTTTGGAATATCAGCCAGTGGTTCACAGACAACGGCGTCTGCATGGACGAGGCCGCCCGACGTAATTTAGCAAAACTTAAAGACCGTAAGGCCCGAGGGGTCATCGGCGGATCAGGAGACTATCGATGAATAACTTTCTACCCACCGACTACCAGACCTTCATTGCGACTAGCCGATACGCACGTTGGATTGAGGAAGAGGGCCGCCGTGAAACGTGGAGCGAGACCGTAGACCGCTATATGGATAGCGTCGTAGGGCCGCACTTAGATAGTGAGGACCCGTACATCGGGGACCAGATAAGCACTGCCATACTGGGTCTGGATGTGATGCCCTCGATGAGGGCCTTGATGACAGCGGGACCAGCGGCTCTGCGGGATAATACCTGTATGTATAACTGCTCTTACTTGGCTATTGATGATCCCAAGGCCTTCGACGAGGCTATGTTCATTTTGCTCTGTGGGACGGGCGTAGGGTTTAGCTGTGAGCGTCAGTATATTAAGAAGCTGCCCGAGATCCCCGAGACGCTATGGGATAGCGACACTACTATTGTAGTAAAGGACTCCAAGGAGGGGTGGGCCAAGGCCTACCGTCTGCTTATCTCGATGCTCTATGCGGGGGAGATCCCCACCTATGACGTCAGCAAGGTACGACCTGCGGGCGCACGACTAAAGACCTTTGGGGGACGGGCGTCAGGCCCCGCACCCTTGGTAGACCTGTTTAACTACACTATTAATACGTTCAGAGAGGCCGCTGGCCGTAAGCTGTCCAGCTATGAGTGCCACAGCCTCATGTGTAAGGTCGGTCAGATAGTAGTCGTAGGCGGAGTACGCCGGTCGGCTATGATTTCTCTTAGCAACCTGTCGGATGACCGTATGCGACACGCCAAGAGCGGCGAGTGGTGGAATACGGCGCCGCACATGGCGTTAGCAAACAACTCCGTGGCCTACACCGAGAAGCCCAATGCCATGTCATTTTTACGTGAGTGGACTGCCCTAGCTGAGAGCGGGTCTGGTGAGCGTGGTATCTTCAACCGTCAGGCGGCAGCTAAACAGGCAGCTAAAAACGGACGTAGGGAGGAGTATGATCACTTTGGGACAAACCCCTGCTCGGAAATCATATTACGAAATGGGGGTACGTGTAACTTAAGTGAGGTAGTGGTACGTGCTACTGACAGCGTAGAGGATCTACACCACAAGGTTAAGATAGCCACCATACTTGGTACTATCCAATCCATGTACACTAAGTTCCCCTACCTGCGTAAGCACTGGTCCCGCAATGCGGAGGAGGAGCGGCTTCTAGGGGTGTCCCTAACGGGCATTATGGACAGTACGCTACTCAACGGTACTACCGAGGGCCTAGAGGGTCTGCTAGAGGACCTGAAGCAACACGCCGTGGACACTAATGCCATCTGGGCGGATAAGCTAGGCATACCCCAGAGTGCGGCTATAACGTGTGTTAAGCCCAGTGGGACTGTATCACAGCTAGTGGACAGTGCGTCGGGCATCCACCCACGCCACAGCCCATTCTACGTCAGGACTGTGCGGGGCGATAACAAGGACCCCCTCACGCAGATGATGAAGTCTGCGGGCATACCTAATGAGCCAGAGGCCTTTAATCCAGACCAGACCACCGTGTTTAGCTTTCCTATGAAGGCTCCCGAGGGTGCCATAGTTACGGCAGACCGCACGGCCATACAGCAACTAGAGACGTGGCTAATCTATCAGAGGCACTGGTGTGAGCATAAGCCGTCCGTAACTATAAACGTGAGGGACTCTGAGTGGCTAGAGGTGGGTGCATTTGTGTATGAGCATTTCGACGAGATGTCGGGAGTGTCATTCCTACCCTACTCCAATCACACATATCAACAGGCCCCCTATCAGGAGTGTGGATCGTCTGACTACCACACACTACTGGGGCTAATGCCTAAGAAGATTGATTGGTCAAAGCTATCGGACTTTGAATTGGAGGACACCACAGTGTCTAGCCAAACCCTAGCCTGTAGCGGAGATTTCTGTGAATTAGTGGATATAAGCGCATGAGTTATGGAAGTTACTACCAGCAAGTATATACCGAAGGCTATGAGGCGTTCTTTGACTGCGCCCTAGACTGCCCCTACGACCCCGCCAGCCGAATGGCTAAGGAGTGGAATCGGGGCTTCAACGAGGCCTACTTTGAGCAGCAAAAGGTGCGCTATGCGTAAGAAGTTTGAGCAGGCCCACCATGACAAGTTTGATGACCCCGCACGGGATACGGCAAAGTCTTGGTGGGCCAGCTTGGGGTGGGACATTAGAGACAACCCCGACAAGTATGGCGTGGATCTTATTGCCGAGAAGGGCGGTAAGCGGGTCTACGTCGAGGTTGAGGTTAAGCGGGTGTGGCACGGTTCAGAGTTTACCTACGACACCCTCCACGTACCGTACCGCAAGACTAAGTTCCTAGATAGGCCTACCAAGTTTATGATCTTCAATGCCAGCCGTACTCACGCCGCAGTGATAGGCCGAGAGGCCGTGCGTAGGGCGCCAGTTATTGAGGTCCCAAACCGTACCATAGGTCGGGGCGAGAAGTTCTATAACATACCCGTTAGCGACGCTAGTTTTGTCTTCACTTTAACGTAAAAAAACCCCCACGGCCTATTGACTGTGGGGGCGGTATACTATAATAAATATTCATGCAGTTTGGTCACTGCTTGAACCTTTCGAGAAGCCTCGCCAGTTAACGCTGGCGGGGTTTTTTCTTATGGGAGGTGGGGTGCAACTGTCTCTACTATATTGTTAGATCTACTCCCCGTGTATCCACGTTCTTCAGGCGTAGACGTGCGTATGTCATAGCCTACGCCGTGACTTACTGTCTCGCCAAATGTCCGTGCTATTAGTCTCTTTGCGGAGGGTGTCTCGGCTTTTCTCATTCGGGTAATCATCTGCCCAAACTCTAGCGGGTTAGACACAGCGGCCAGCAATACGTCACGCCCTACTAGTTTAGCTAGATCCTGAGATTGGGCTACCTGAGTGGAAGTAAGCCTACGCACAGCGGCGGCGGTAGGGTTCATATAACCAAATAGGAATAGAATACCCGTACCGACGGACTCCTCCATATCTTGGTTTAGCTTAACATTAGCCGCAGTCTCTCCAAACTTAGCCATCCTGTAGTTAGTTACCGCCTCCGATTGTATTAGCGCATTCAGAGACGCCGCAAATCCCTTATACTCGTCGCTACCTACTCCGTAAACCTGCTCCATAGCCCCCAGAACGTCATTAGACTTGTGGTCTGTAATAGACTTAAGCCACCCCCCCTTAGTGGCCCCTAGCGGCATACCGTCCCTAAGTGCGCCGGCAGTGGCCCCTCGGAGGGAGTCTGTCAGTATGTCTGACACCCGCTCCTTCAATGCGCCCCGCACAAGTTCCGCTTGAGCCTGCGGTAGCCTATCCACTCGCTGGTATAGCTTTCTCATCTGGTCACCCGCCTGATCGCCAAACAGTATGCCCTGCAATACCGACACAGGGTTGCCCACTAGATTGTCGGAATCGCCTGTATCAAGGAACTTAATTAGGATGTCTTCATTTGTTTGTTTTAATTGTTCCTTTGCACCAGCGAGGTTGTCCTGCGCTACCCTCGACAGGTTACCTACTCTTTCTACGCCGCCCTCTACTTCCTTAATCATGGACTTCACCTCGGCCTCAAGATTACTGCCTATGGATTCTAGTAGGGCGGCATTGTTATTAATATGAGCCATTGCGGCGGAAAGTTGCTTTGGGTCACCCGAGGCCAACGCAGCGGCCACGTCTCTCTTAACAGTATTTTCCAGTACCGCCGTTACGGTTTTCCAATCCTCCCTTGGGATGTCTCTTAGGGCAAACTTTAGGGCCTCAATTCTGTTTAGGGTAGGGTCCTGTGCCATAGAGGGTAGGGTCTCTACGAAAGTGGACTCCAACGCACTAACCCCGTGTTCGCTGGGCTGTCCGTCAACGTGTGGGTAGTTTCTCCCCTTACGTACATCGGCCATATCACCAGCGATAATACGCATGGTGGGAGTAGACTCCCACTTGGACTTAAAGGTAGCGTACGCATTTTTAGCGGCCTCTAGTTGATCCCGTGTAGTCGCCCCTCCCGAAGCCTGTAGTTGGTTCCAGAGTTGTCCTGCGGGTACTAGTATCTCTCTCGGGTTTTGTTCAGAAAACTTTGGTGGGTCTGCCGATAGTAGGTGGTTCTTAAGACCTATCAGAGACTTCTTAAGTTCGGGGTTTTGCTCGGAACTTATCTTAACCTCTAGGTCTCGGGCCAGCTTTACCAAGTCCTCATATTTAACGTCGTTACTTATGTGGTATAACGCCTCCTCGGCAGTTTCAAAAGTTACTCCTTGGCCTGAAATGTTTATTCCCTCTACGCCGTCTCTCAGAGGTCTCTGCTTGAAGCCCTTTTTAATGTCTGCAACTAAAGCCTTACCCTGCTCTCCTGAAGCGTCTAGCCGATTGTTGTTTTTAGTGATCTCTTTTAGCCAATACTGTATGCCACTCGCATCAATAGGGGCTACGCCTTTGATAGCCCCGTAAGACTGCCATATATTATCCAAGTCGGCATTAAAACTATCCATGCCAGCGTTACTTATAGTATTAGCCGCCGCTCTTGAATCCGGTACTAACGTACTAGGAAGCTCAGGCCTAAATCCTTGCTGTAGCTCCATATTCGTGGAGTTATCGGTCAGAAGCGTGGACATCTCATCCTCAAGCACCCCTATATCGTTTTCATAGGTGCCTATCTCTTGGCGGCGTCCCTCCCGTTTACTCTGCATGGGAGCAACCAGTGTATCCATTTGCTGGCGAAAGTATGCCTCGTAGTCCGTTATGCCCTCGGGTATTTCGTGCCGCCCCGCCCTCTGTATTAAGTCATATACGCCGTCAGCCATCCCCGACTTCTGGGCAAGGACTTCTGGAGCAGCGGTCATAGCCCTAGAGAAGGACATCATACTTAGCCCCATCCTAGCGGCCTCTGAATCTACCCACTGATTAAAGGCGTCACTACCGTACTCAAGACCCTCTGGACTCTTCATGGTTTCTATTACGTAGGCCCGTGCGCCCGCTAGGACTGTGGTAGCCCCGTCTCTCTGCACCTGACCCGTAACGTCGCCTATCGACAAATCAAGGATGGCATTGTCGTTAAACATTCTCGCCATGGCCTTCATTTTCTCACGGGCCATTCTAGGAGATGCAGTTCCAATAGTAGGATCTAGGGCAAGCATGACCTGTAGGACAGTAGCGTTTTCTGCCTGCTTAACAGTATACGGATCACTAGCAAGCCGTCTTAGCGCCTTACCTTTTGTACCAAAAAACCCAAAGACAGGCTTAAGTACCTTAAGTAATGTATCTGCACCGCCTGTCCAAACTAGGGCGTCTAGGAACAGTGCCGTATCCTTTGCACTTTCAGGGCTAATTTCGTACCCCACCTCCTTAAACGTACTCTCTACCAGTTTGTCACTAATAAAAAAGCCGTCCGTACCCGCCTCACTCATAAGAGTATCCGTCCCCGCTGTAGCAGCGGCAATGGCACTATACTTGGCAAGTCTTGCAAGCCAAGCCTTGTGACCTGCCTGCGCCCCCTGACCAATGCCTAGAGCTTTGAATCCTGCGCTAACTCCCTTAGTCGCACCTACAGCGGGAAGGCCGAAGGTGATGATTTCGTCAATAATGCGTTCTCCCGGAGACGAATCTATTGAGGGAGTATTAAGTACCGCATCAGACATCCCAGATAACTTACCCTCTTCGATGAGGCCCCTGACGTTACCATATATATTATTAAATACGTTCTTTACCAGCCTAGCCCCTGCGGGTGTGTTAGGCTTGGGTACTTCGATAGCCTCCATTACGGGTCTGCCGTCCTCGCCTATCATCCCCTTACCCGTTTCGGGGTCTCGTACCTGCCTCATGTGTATTTTTATGCCGTTCTGTAGGGGACCTATCCCAACGGTCCTATAATGCCCGGGAATATCGTCGTATATTTTCATGGCCTCATCAAACCATGCGCCCTCCCTCGCATCTCGCTTATCTCGTCCCCTCTGGATTGCGGTTTCCTCAAAGCCAACTGTGTCTGCCATGTCGGCAGCAAAATCAAGAACGGGATATGCCGTAGGCCTCGGAGCATCTACCTGCTCTCCGCCA